CGAACCGCCAGCGAGCGGGGAGCGGTGCGGATCCGCGGTCTCCACCAGGCGGCGGCGGGTCTTGTCGATATCCCACTGGCCATCCGGCTCGCGGACGATGCGGCCGCTGCCCTCGGCCTTGCGCAGCGCCGTCTCGCTGATGCCGATGCGGCGGGCCGCCTCGCGGTTCGATGGGGTCATCTCGGGCATGGCGGCGACCTCCCGCCGCGCGCGACGATGATGCAGGCCTCGTCAGGTTGGATTGACGGCGCGCCGGGAGGATCGCCGGCGCATGTGATCGCGCGGCACCGCGCATTCTGCGTGCGCCTCACGGGGCACGCGGCGCATCATCGCCGCGACATCAGCGGAGAAGCGGGATGTCGCCGAAGGATCCCGAGAAGATGGTGATGGCGACCGCTTACGCGATGGCCATGGCGGACGGTGGCGTTGGCACGCCGCGGGTGGTTCGGCTCTACGTGGATGACGCGCGGAAGGTGCTGGTCGATGTACTGAAAGCGGCGAAGCGCCAGCAATGGGAGCTGTCGGAGATGCTGCTGGCGCTCGATCCGCCGAAGCCCAAACCGAAGCCCTGGGAGAAGTATCAGGGCCCGCTGCCGTCGCGCCGCGAGCCCTGAGCCGTTCTGCGGGGCGTCACCCGGCGATGCGGTACACCGTGTAGGAGCCGCGGGCGCCCTCCTTGTTCGGCCCGACCTGGCGCACCCGCTCCAGCACCTCGACCGCGATCCCCTGGCGCTTCTTCAGCCCGGCGAAGAAGCCGCGGACCGTGTGCGGCGCCCAGCCGGTCGCCTCGGCGATCTGCGCCACCGTCGCGCCCTCGGGCCGACGCAGCATGGCCAGCACCTGCTCCTGCTTCGTGCCCTCGCGCGGCTTGCGCGGCGCTCCGGGCTCGCGCGGCATGCGTGCCGGCTTGCCGGCCAGGGCGGCGCGGAGACGCGCCATCGGGCCTTCGAGGGCGCCGATCATGTCGGTGTCGCGGTTGGTCGCGTCCTCCCAGGCGGTGAGCACCGCCGCGGCGGCATCGCGCAGGCTGCCCCGCGGCGCGGGGCCTGGCGCCGCGAGGGCCTGGTCGAGCAGGGCAAGGTCCTCCGCGCGGGTGGCGTCGTCCGGCGCCGCAGGCGCGGCCTGGGTGGGTTCGGTGGCGCCGGCGGGGTTGGCCTGCGGTGGCGCCTCCGGTGCGCCCTTGGGCGCCGCGTCCGGGGCCGGTGCGGCGCCCTGCGGGTCGATGCCGATGGCGCGCAGTCCCTCGTCCGTGATCTTCAGCAAGACGCTGTCGCCATCCACCATCCAGAGGGCCTGCGCATCGTAGGCGGGGCGGTGCACCGCGATCACCAGGTCGTTCTTCAGCAGCGCCTTCGCCACCGCCTGCCGCGCCGCGGCCGGCAGGCGCTCGGGCGGGTAGGCCAGGTGCTCGGGGTGCCGCGCGGCGGCGGCCAGGATCGCCATCTGCGTCTCGGTGAGCTTCATCCTCGGGGTCCTCGGTCCGGCACCCGACCAGCCGGGTGCTACCGCCCCGAGCCCCGCCGGGCGCCACCCGGTCGGGGCCATGCGGGTGGCGACCGCATCAGCCGGCGTATTCGCCGCGCTTGAAGTGCTGGTCCGCGATGTCCTTCAGCTTCGCGGCGGCGTCCGCGAGCCAGGCGGTCTCGCCCCAGAGCACCGCCTCGGGATCGGCGCCGAAGTGATCCGCGCTGGCCTGCTGCAACTCCGCGAGCAGCGCATCGAACTCGGCCTTCTTGGCCAGGAAGGCCTCGAGGCTCCGCTGCTGGTTGGCTTCGCGCTTGGTCATCGGGCTCTCCGTCCTGCTCATCGCGTGACGGACCATTCGCGCTGCGGCGCGCCCGAGCCAAGCAACATGCAGCGTCAGATGATTGCTCTTATTGGGCTTTCTCGGTCATCCCAGCTTCGCCGACGCCGCGGGCCGCGGCGATGTCGCCGAAGGTGCGGTCCTCGCCGTCCAGGACGGCGGCCTCCCCGGTGGCCTCCTGCCAGCGCCGGACGATGACGTCGGCGTAGGCGGGATCGAGCTCGAGCAGCACGGCGCGCCGCCCGGTGCGCTCCGCCGCGATCAGGGTCGTCCCGGAGCCGCCGAAGGGATCGAGCACGGTGTCGCGCTGCTTGCTGCTGTTGCGGATCGCGCGCTCCACCAGCGCCACCGGCTTCATGGTGGGGTGCAGGTCGTTCCGCGCCGGCTTGTCGAAGTGCCAGACGTTGCCCTGGTCGCGGGCGCCGCACCAGTAGTGCTGGGCGCCTGCCTTCCAGCCGTAGAGCATCGCCTCGAACTGCTGGTGGTAGTCGGCGCGGCCGAGCGCGAAGGTGTTCTTCGCCCAGATGATGGTGCTCGACCACTTGCCGCCGGCCTCCTGCCAGGCGCGATGCAGCGTCGGCCACTCGGACGAGGACATGCAGACGTAGCAGGCGCCCTTCGTCACCGAGAGCAGGTTCGCCAGGGCCGGGCGCAGGAAGTTGAGGAAGCCGGTGCCCAGCGCGTCGTTGGCGATGGTCATCTTCGCCGCGGTGCCGCCTTGGTAGGCGACGTTGTAGGGCGGGTCCGTGAAGGCCATGTCGGCGAGGCGATCGGCACCGAGCGCCCGCTGCACGTCATCTAACCTGGTCGCGTCGCCGCAGAGCAGGCGGTGCTCGCCGCAGCGCCAGAGGTCGCCCGCGCGGGTGACCGGGACGGCGGGCGGCGGCGGGGCGTCGTCGGCGCCGTCTTCGCCGAGGCCGGCGTCGGCCGCGGCCAGCAGCCGGTCGAGCTCCATCCCTGAGAAGCCGAGGACGTCGAGGTCCACCGCCGCCTCGTCGCGGATGCGGGCGATCTCGGCCGCCAGGAGCGCCTCGTCCCAGCCGGAGTTGAGCGCGATCTGGTTGTCCGCCAGCCGCAGGGCCCGGGCTTGCGCCTCGGTCAGGTGGGCAAGGCGGATCGCCGGCACCGCCGCCATGCCGAGGCGCTTGGCCGCCATGACCCGGTCGTGGCCGGCGACCAGCACGCCGGCGGCGTCGACCAGCACCGGGTTCACGAAGCCGAATTCGGCGATGGAGGCGGCGATCTGCGCCACCTGCGCCTCGGAATGGGTGCGGGCGTTCTCGGCGTAGGGGACCAGCGCACCCACCGCCACGGTGGTGACCTGGAGCTCAGGCTGCATCGGCCAGGGCCTCCGCCCGCGCCGCGGCGACTGCGTCGTAGTCCCGCCCGTCCTCCGCCAGGGTCACCGGCAGGTCGGGGTGGAGCATCCGCCAGCGGGCGATCGCCAGGTCCACGTAGGCCGGGGCGAGCTCGATGGCCCGCACCCGCCGCCCGGTGCGCTGGCCGGCGAGGAGCGTGGTGCCGGAGCCGGCGAAGGGCTCGAACACCGCCTCGCCCTCGTCCGTGTAGGCCCGCATCAGGAACTCCGGCAGCGCGACCGGGAACACCGCCGGGTGCTCGGTCTCGATGCCGCGGCCCTTGTGGCGGGTGATCCGCAGCACGCTGTCCGGGATCCGGCTCTCCTGCACCGGCAGGCCGATATGGGTGTAGGCCTTCACCTCGCCGTCGGCGGCGCGCAGCCCGCTGCCCTTGTTCGGGGTGCCGGCCCACTTGCAGGGCACGATCTTGTTCGGCTGGCGCGCCTCGCGGTTGAGGTGGAACACCAGCTCGAAGGCCGGCGCGAGGCGGCCATTCCAATCCCCCGGCAGGCCCGGGCCCTGATCCCAGGCATAGAGGCCGAACCGCCGCCAGCCCTGGGCACGCATCCAGTCGAGCCAGCCGGACCAGTAGGGCTGCCACTCCCCGTCGCGGTGGATCAGGCCGAGGTTCACCAGCGCCTGGCCGTCGTCCCGCAGGATCAGCGGCAGATGCTGGAACACGCCCCGCATCAGGGCATCCCAGTCGGAGACGCCACCGGTGGTGTAGTCGCGCTGGTTGCCATAGGGCGGGCTGGTGAACAGCAGCGCCGCGTGGTCGCCAGCCATGACCTGAGCCACCGAAGCAGCGTCGGTGGAATCCCCGCAGAGCAGGCGGTGCTCGCCGAGCAGCCAGAGGTCGCCGGGGCGGGTGATGGCCTGGCGCGGGGCGTCGGGTTCGGCGTCGGCGGGATCATCCGCCGGCGCCTCGTCCATCTCCGCCGCGCCGGGCGCGCCACCGCCGCCGGCCTCCGGCTGATCCGCCTCCTCGGGCGCTTCGCCATCGGTGACGGCGGTCTCTGCCGCCGCGAGGATCGCGCTCAGCTCGTCGGCCGAGAAGCCGAGCGTGGCCACGTCGATCTCCGCCGCGGCCTGCACGCCGGCCAGCGCCTCGCGCAGCAGCGCCTGGTCCCAGGTGGCGTTCTCGGCGATGCGGTTGTCGGCGAGTCGGAGCGCGTCCTTCTGCGCCGGCGAGAGGTGGCGCAGCACGATCACCGGCACCCGCTCGATGCCGAGCGCCACCGCCGCCTCGAGCCGGCCATGGCCGGCGATCAGCACGCCCGCCTCGTCCACCAGCAGCGGGTTGGT